CAGTATCATTAGATACGTTACTAGCTGGCGAGCGAAATGTTGGGGAATCCAATCAATATTTCGCATCTGTCCCTGAATGCAACGGAACACCTGTTGACGTTTCAACTAATTCAACAGATGTCAGCACTGTGCCCGCTCTATTATTTGGTATTTATATCAACGCTGACATAGCTGTTGAAGCTGTTGGTTTACACGATGGGACTGGTGGGACAGAACTTATTACGATTCCTATCGGTACTGCTGGAGAGCTAGGGATAGCTGGAACGCATGTTGTATTCCCGGGGATCAAGTTTAACGATGCAATTTTTGTCGAATCGACTAATGCTACTGGAAATATTACAGTCTCATGGAGACCTCAATAATGGCACGTACTGCATTAACACTTCCCAGGACCAGTGTAGATCCTATTAAGAAGACTGTTGAGGGGGTGCGTATAGCTAATACATCTTTGGGTAACCTTGCTTGGTATGGAGCAAATAATACTTTACCTGACACGCATGTAACTACTATATCCTATTGGATGAGGATGGCTGCTCTCCCTAGCAGCTCGAAGATTATGCAAACAGATAGCGGCAGATTTATTTTTGTCGTAGAGTCAAATGGACGGGCCAATATACGGTGGTATGATAGCACTCCTGCTGTCTCAGCATGGTTGTATACAAGTATTGGGGATTTAGTCCTTAATGAATGGACTCATGTGCTGATTTCGTTACAAGCCGACATTAATTCAGCTCATATATACGTTAATGATGCGGATACAGTTGGTACTAAAAACTGGAGTTCAACGAATAAAATAAGCTGGGAGGCTGGTACGAATATACGACTATTTTACGATACCGACGCTGTATATGATATTGCTGAACTCTATATAAATGCAGATGAGTATCTGGACATTTCTGATGAATATTACCGTAGAAAATTCATCAGTGCGGATAAAAAGCCCGTCAATCTTGGACCAGACGGAAGTTGGCCGACCGGGACTGCCCCACCAATCTATTTATCTGGCGGAGCAGATACATTTTTAGATAACTTGGGAACAATGGGTGCTCCGGCCGGGGCAATAACTCCGTTTACAACATCAACAACGAGTCCGAGTGACTGATGCCACGTTCACAGTTACCAACATTTTACAATAAACGCGAGCCAATCGTTCTGTTTGATTGGGTAACGGCGGGACAAACTGTTGACATCTTTGATCAAATAACAACAGCAAATTCTGTCCTTGAGTTGCTTCCTGTTGGAAGTGAACCAGAAGGATTTGTCCCTGGCGGCGGAAGATGTGTAAAGTTGTATAACTCAACATCCCCAATAACGAATACTGCATCTGTATCCGGTTTAAGAGTTCCAGTGGATCTCGTTAATGAGGATACAATTATCGAATGCCCTGTATATTACCCTGGCGGCTTTATTGATCCAGCGGCTAGTGTTGATATCTATACCTGCACAACAACAGTATTCGATAGGTATCATAAAGCCTATTATCCTGCTGGGACGGATCAACTTAAAGGATGGAATACCTACTCATTCGCTCTACAAGCAAAGCCTGGAGGAGTTGTAAATACCAATATAGGAATGGGAAAAACAGGATCTCCAGATCCAACGTCTATGGATTATTTCAGACTAGCTTTGGTAGATAGCAGTAATCCGGACGCAACCTATGTTGTTATTGGCCCAATAACTGCTCGCAGAAGGGCTAAAACAAAGATAACTATATCGTTTGATGATCAGAATTTATCTTGTTATACAATAGCTGCCCCAATATTGGCCCAATATAATTATAAGGCAATAGCCTTTGTTTCGACGGGGCTTGTGGCTGGTAGTGAAAATAAGATGACATGGGATCAGATTAAAGATATTAATGCTACGTATGGCTGGGAGATAGATGCTCATTCTGTTACCCATAGAAACTTTATTATAAATGATCCTCTGCCGACAGATGAGGAAATACTTAATGAGGTTGTAAACAGTGTCGATGAATTACGAGGCAGAGGATATCCGTGTAATTTCTTCGCATGGCCTGGTGGTGGGCAGAACGAAACCGCTAAAGAAGCATGTAGAACACAGAATATTATTGCTTGCTTTGATATTGGGGTAGACTTTGATCCAATCCCGTGGCTGTGGCCCTCGGGTGAATATGGTCGCATTTATCGACATGCTGTTGAAGGGGCTACCGGACTTGCTGTTGCTATAAACTATATAGACGAGGCTATCAGGCTTGGCGTGCATTTTCATCTGTATTTTCATAACCTCTCGGATGATCCTACCGGGGCATTAAATACAAATACAGATGATTTTATAACACTAATGGATATGCTAAAGGATAGGGAGAATAAAGGCTTGATAGATGTTGTTACTTATGACGAGTTAAACACAGGACTTGGGGCGTAATGCGTCATTTAGCACGGACAGACCTTTATTTTCTGCTCAGATTTATCTTTAACAGATGAAAATCTCCCTCCCGAATAATTGGCACCCCAGGCAATATCAGGTGCCATTATGGAACTATTTAGCACAAGGGGGGAAACGAGCAGCCTGTTGCTGGCATCGCCGAAGCGGTAAAGACGATGTAATGTTACACCATAACGCTTGTTCTGCGTTTGAGAGAGTAGGCAACTATTGGTACATGCTCCCTCAGTACGAACAGTGCAGAAAAGCCATCTGGAACGCCATAAATCCTTATACGGGTAAGAAGAGGATAGACGAAGCCTTTCCTGTAGAAATAAGAAAAAAGACCCTCGATAATGAAATGTTCATCGAGTTCAAAAACGGTTCTACTTGGCAGTTGATGGGGAGTGATAAATACGACGCTTTAGTCGGTTCTCCACCTATAGGACTCACTTTTTCAGAATACGCCCTCTCAAACCCCTCAGCCTGGGGTTTTTTAAGGCCCATCATGCTTGAAAATGGAGGTTGGGCGATATTCAACTCAACCCCTCGTGGTAAGAACCACTTCAAGAAGATGATCGACTTTGCCGAACACTCTGAAGACTGGTTTTCCCAAAGGTTAACGGTAGATCAGACGAAAATCTTCACAAACGAACAGTTATTGAACGAACTGAAAGAACTCCAAAGCGAACATGGAGACTCTTATGGTAAGGCAATTTGGTTGCAAGAGTATTACGTCAGCTTTGAGGCCGCTTTACCGGGGGCGATCTGGGCTGAAGCGCTTACGAAGGTCACTGTCGAGAATCGGGTTCGAGATATCCCATATGACGACGAATTCCCCGTTTTCACGGCCTGGGACTTGGGTCGGGACGATGATACAGCGATTTGGTTCTATCAGGTGATTGCTAACGAAATTCGAGTTATTGACTATTACGCGAATAATTTCAAGGAAATCCCATTTTACGCCCAGATTCTTCGCGACAAAGCCTACAATTACGGTCTTCACTGGCTACCACACGATGCAAAGCCTAAAAAGCTCGGAATGGGCGGCAAATCCATCCTTCAGCAGTTTTTAGCCGAAGATGTGGGTAATTTCGCTCTAGTCCCAAGTTTGAGTGTTGAAGATGGGATACAAGCAGCCAACGCGACTTTGCCAAAGTGTTATTTCGATCACAAATGCGAAGATGGGGTTGAACATCTAAAGTCCTATCGTCGAACGTATGACGAAGTGAAGAAGATATTCTCAACCACTCCGGTACATGATGAGCATTCTCATGCCGCAGATGCGTTTAGATATCTCTCTCTGACCTGGAGACAGTCCAAGGCTCAAGCCCCGTCTCTGACTCAGAATCAGAAATTCCACCAAGGCAATATTACCAATATGAACTTCGGTGCTATGAAGAAACAGCATTTCTCAAACAAGAGAGCAGAACGCTATGACGCCCAGTGAGTTTCTGGAGGAAATAAACGATGCCAAGAAGCGTGAGAAAGACTTTCGCGAGGACGGTAAAGAGATTCTCGAAATCTACTCTGCTGACCGAAAGACTCCGTTCAACATCCTCTACTCCAACACAGAAACCCTCCTGCCTGCGCTTTTCTCCGAGGTTCCGCGCCCTGTTATTCAAAGACGGTACAAGGACGAAGACCCCATGGGTAAAGTCGTCTCAGAGGCCGCACAGAGGATGCTGGAGTACCTTTTAGACACCGATATAGATGATTACGAAAAATTCGACTCATCCATGTCTGACGCTACCCTTGATGGTCTTTTACCTGGTAGGGGGGTGACGAGTGTCAAATATGAGACTGACGATGACTGGGAGACGGTTTGTACAGATTCCAAGAAATGGAATCGAGTCTTATTTGGTTATGCTCACAAATGGTCAAAAGTCCCCTGGGTCGCTTATGAAGAATATCTAGACCGAAAAGAAGCCAAGAGATTATTTGGAAGTAAGGTCAACAAGCTAAGATTCGTCGAAGGTGAGGAAAAAGAAGAAGAGGAATCCTGGGAAGAAGAAGACAATAAGAACAAGGGTTATCGGAAAACCGCTCAGGTCTATCAGATCTGGAACAAGTCAGACAAAACGATCAAATACGTCAGCCCTCAACTGAAAGACGAATTCCTCAAAGTTGACGAAGATCCTCTAAATCTAACCGGATTTTTTAACTGTCCCCGACCCCTTCAGTTTGTCGAAAAATCCAACGATCTCATGCCTACGGCTCTCTACAAGTTATACGAGAACCAGGCCAAAGAGCTTAACCGGATTCAGGGAAGGCTAAATCGAGTCATCGAGGCGATTAAAGTAAGGGGGGCGTATAACGGCGCCCTCGGTGAAGAAATAGAACAAATCCTCAAAGAAGAAGACAACGCCCTGGTCCCAACCGACAAAGCAGGGTTATTAGCTGAAGGCGGATTGGACCAGAATATATGGATGCTACCTATTGGTGAACTAGTTGCTACCGCTCAACAGTTGATGCAAGCCCGCGAGTCGTGTAAAGCGGTCATTTACGAAGTTACGGGGATTTCGGACATAGTAAGAGGTCAGTCCAAAGCTTCAGAGACTTTAGGTGCCCAGAAGATTAAAGAATCCTGGGGGACCATGCGGTTAAAGAGGCTTCAGAAAGAAGTCCAAAGATATGCTTTAGACACGATGAGGTTGATGTTAGATATCGCGGTCAAGAAGTTCTCTGAAAAGTCATGGGTGAAGATGACAGGACTTCCTTATTCGACGACCGAACAAAAAGCCCAAGCCGAACAGATGGTCAAAACGGCAAGAGAAAATGGAATCAACCCCCAAAGTCCCACAGTACAACAGGCTGTACAAATCCTTCAAATGCCCAACTGGGGCGATATTTTAGAAGTCCTAAAGGATAATTATTCCAGAAGTTACCGGATAGATATCGAGACAAATTCTACTCTTGATGTAGAGGCGACTGAAGACAAACAGCTAGTCGGTGATTTCATGAACGCTATGGCCCAGTTCATGAATGGCATGGGGCCGCTTATCGAAAAGGGAGTAATGCCCTTCCCGGCAGCTAAATCCATGATGCTGGCGATTGTCAAAAGATATCGGTTTGGAAGAGAAGTTGAAGACGAATTAAATAAGATGCAGGAACCCAAACCACAGCAAGACCCTGAACAGGAAAAGAAGGTTAAGGAGTTCCAGCAGGCCCAACAGAAGTTCCAGCAGGAACAGCAGAAGTTCCAACAGGAAAAACAACAGGCCCAGGAAAAATTCATGCAGGAAGGAAATAAGCTGAAGATGGACAAGGCCCAACTTGATTTCGTCAAGAAGCTCGCTGAAATGGAACAAAAGCACAGAGAAGAAATCGCCAACATTAAACAAAATACCACTGAGATAGAGTTTGAAGCGGAGATGGAAAAGAGGCTTATCAAACACAAGGCCGAAATCCAATCCATGCTAGATAAGCAAGCCGCGAGAATGCAGAAACAAGCAGCATGAGACTGAAGGAGGCTTACAAGCTAAACCGCGAGCACACTATTTCAAAAAATATCAGCGAGTTTGGTGCAACTCCCTCTAATCCGGATAATACGGCTGCTTTTGCAAAGGCTGTTGTTTGGCTGAATGAACAAACTAATCCTCCTTGCTTAATATTCGAGCCTGGGATTTATGTTTATGAGACAAGTCCAAACTGGGCTGTAAATGATGCGGTTATCACTTCATGTGGAATTGTCCGGTTAAGATGTACCGGGTCTGGAGATTCTTTCATCCTTGATGGTGGGGTTTCAGTTTTAAACATGCGCGTCGGGCGGCTTTTCATTGAAGGTCATGATGGGAGCGGCGATGGCATTTATATGCAGGGGGTTCATCATTCCTATCTGGACTTTAATGTCCGTGGCTGTGGAACGACTCAGGCGGGATTGAGAACTGAGTGGTGCGTTGTTAACAAATACCACTACATCTGTTCTGGTAATGAAGGGGGAGGGTTTTATAACGATGGATCTGGAGTTGCTAAACCCAAATACGGGGCTTACCTGGATGACAACGCTTCTGCTCAGCAGACCTCTTACTGTTTATGGATAGACCCGATTATAGAAGGTACTGAAATAGGGGTTCATATAGTCGAAGGGAGTGGCAATCAGTTTAACGGTGGAACAATCGAGGGCAATACAGACTGGGGAGTAAAAATAGACAGCGGGTGTACCAGTAATAAGTTCATCGGTGGGGATTTTGAAGCTAATACGAATGGGGACATATTAGTCGCAGGGGCTGAAACTGACATTATCGGTAGTGATTCAGACTCCCTGATTCAGTTCTCAACCGGAGGTCGAGATTCAAAGATCATCGGAGGGGCGAACGACAGCCTTACAGTTGATTCTGGCGTTACTGGGATAAAGTTAATAGGAACCTCCTACAATCGAACCGGGTCTGGCGTTCTGACTGGAATTGTTGGCTCCAATACATATATAGAAGGACTGACAAATATAGGGACTGCGGTCATCATTCCCGGATTCGTCGTTCCTACCTCACTGAACGTAGTTGCTGGTGGTACGCCAGTGGGGAATATACTAACCCTGACAATAGCTTTAGATGGGAATGAATACAACCTTCCTGAAACAACAGGCGTTCCCGGAATAGATTTAGAAGTCAATTTCACGAACGTCGTACAGATACGCGGGATTGTGGTAAACGGACGATATACGGGCGGTGGGGCTCATTATGTGGACATTCAAATCAGGAACTACACAACTGCGGCTGATGTGACAGTCATTCGTATGAATACTTCAACAACGAACAACTACAGGACTATTTTGATTCCAGATGACTCAGATTTTATAGATGGATCAGGGAATGCGCAGATTACGCTCTACCATCCAACAACGGGCAACAGTACCCACGATCTATACATCGACTACGTAGCTTTAATTTCTTGAGGAAGCCATGCCTTTATACACCTATGAATGTAAAAACGGACATCAGTTTGATCGAATCCTAAGACTCAAAGACTACAAACAACCACAAACCTGTAAATGTGGTGCGAAGGCTGAAAGAAAAATAATGCCCACTATGGTCAATTGCGACATGCAGCCATGGGATCGTTATATATCCCCGGTTTCAGGAAAACCAATAACCTCCTATAAAGAACGTAGGGAGGACATGAAAAAACATGATTGTGTCGATTACGAACCGAGTTTAAGAAAACACCAGACAAAACACATTCAAGACGAAGAAGCTAAGTTAGAGAAAGCCATGGATGAGACGGTTGAAAAGGAAGTCGAGAAAATGCCCATCAGGAAGAGAGAGAAACTAGCCGAAGAACTTACTTCGGGTGCGGATTGTGAATATATGAGGATTTAACCCATGAGTGAAGAAATCGCAGACAGCGGTGGTATAGATATGGAAGCAGCGGTGGAGTCTATCGGTGCTGACTTGTTCGGTTCAGAACCTGTAGTCAAGACAGAAGAAGACCAGGAAGTACAAGAAGGACTCGCAGGTAAAGAACCTGAAGAAGAAGTAAAAGAAGAACCAAAAGAAGAGGCCAAGGAAGAAGTAAAGGAGCCTGAAGTAGAGGGCAAGCCAGCCCCTCAGTCGTGGAAAAAGGAAATGCACGAATTCTGGAAGGGGCTAGATCCCACAGTCCAGAGTTATGTAGAACAACGCGAAGACCAGATGAGGGAAGGTCTTGAGAAAGACCGGGGAGATGCGAATTTAGGCCGTGTCATGAGAGATGTCATGTCGCCCTACTCTCAAATGCTCAAAACACAAGGTATAGATGAGGGGTCGATGGTACGAAACCTCATGAATGCGCACTACAGATTATCAACGGCAGACGATGCCGGAAAGGTCGATCTGATTAAGCAGATTGCCCAATCGTACAACGTAGCACTGGATGGGACGGTTCAAGAAATCGACCCGGCAGTGAAGTCCCTCCAGGATAGAATTAGAGGGCTTGAATACAATATTACTGCGAGTCAACAAGCTTCTATACAGGAAGCCCATACTCGCGTTCAATCTGAGGTAGAAGAATTTGCCTCTGATCCAACCCATGAATTTTTCGATGAAGTCTCCGAGCAGATAGTCCCTTTGATTAATGCCGGTTACTCTTTGGAAGATGCCTACAACAGTGCTATTTGGCTAAACCCTGTAACACGTCAGAAAGAGATCGACCGCACGGCAGAAACTGCCGCTAAAGAGGCCGAGAAAGCTGCGACACAGGAAGCCGAAAAGAAACTGAAAGCTAAATCAACTAACGTCAGAGGTCGTGACACCACGAAGGCTTCCACAGAGCCAACTGGAACGATGGAAGACACAATGCGGGAAGTTTACCGCGACATACAAAATCGTTCACATTAAAAGGAGCCTGTCATGGCATCACCAAATAGCACATTTACGGAGTTAGTCTCGACGACTTTCCGTAAGCACCGGAAGGAGATTAAAGATAACATCTCCAACCGCAACGCCCTCTACAAGTACATTATGAAGAAGGGCAACTATCGGTCTGAGGACGGTGGTTTAACCATCGCCACTCCTCTGGACTACGCAGAGAACGCCACCTATCAGCGTTACAGCGATTGGGACACTCTGAATATTCAAGCCTCTGATGTTATCAGTGCGGCTGAATACCAGTGGCGTCAGATTGCTATCAACGTGGTAGCATCTGGTCGTGAGCTTCGCATCAACTCTGGCGAATCTCGTATCATCAATCTCGCCAAATCCCGCATCAAGAATGCGAAACGCACTTTCGCCAACAGTTTCTCAGGTGACCTGTATTCCGATGGTACGGCAACCAATCAGATTAATGGGTTGCAGGCGATTATTTCGGATTCACCGGCCACAGGGACTGTAGGTGGAATTAACGCCGCCAATTTCGCATTTTGGCAGAATCAGGAATTTGATGCTTCCGATAACTCGGTGACGGTCAGTGCAACCACTATCGAAAACTCGTGCATGTTGCCGCTGTGGTTAGGTCTGGATCGTGGTCCTGATGACCAGCCCGACCTGATTGTGATGGATAACACCTATTACCAGTATTTCGAGACCTCTCAGGTGTCGATCAAGCGCTACACTGGTTCCACAAGTGCTGACGGTGGTTTCTCCACTCTGAAGTACAAAGGGGCAGACGTACTGTTTGATGGTAATTCCGGCATTCCCACGACTCGGGCCTACTTCATCAACACCGAATACCTCGGTCTTTGCGTCCATCGTGATGCGGATATGGAGATCATGGAAGAGCAACGTCCTATCAATCAGGACGGTGTTGTGATTCCGATTCTCTGGATGGGCAACCTGACTTGCTCTAACCGTAATCAGCAAGGCGTCTTGCAGCCTTAAAGGAGACATAACATGACTTATCGCGTAACAGATACGGTTGCAGGGACTCAGGCTATTGCCGAGACCTCAACCACTCAGAAACACCCCATTGGGACGATGGTTCGTGCTTTCGACCCGACCTATGGTGAGGGGGAATTCATCTACTTGGTAGGTGTTGCCTCTACTCTCGTTGGCACAGTTGTCACATGGCATGACTCGGATACCACTCTTGGGCAGACTGCGTTTTCTACAACCGCAGTAGACTCAGGTGAGCCTCTTGCAGTTTCCATGTCTGCCAATGTGGCCGATCAGTATGGCTGGTATCAGATCGCTGGTATCGCAGTTGTGGGCAAAGCGAATACTCTTTCGTTGGCTCCTGGTGTAGACCTTGCGGTTGCCAGTGGTTTGGCTATTGCGGCGGCTACGACTAACCGTGTCAATGGCCTGAATACGGCGATTACTGCGTCAGCATCAACACTGGTAATTACTGTGCCCTGCCTGATCGAACGTCCGACAGGTCCGGGTGTAGCGTAGTAGTAAACAAGCCCCCCGGAATGGTCCGGGGGGCTCTAGGGGATATAAATGACTCTAGCACAAGTAATACAAACAGAACATCAGAATCCGATGACGGATAAACCGTTGATTTTGCCTATTGTTGTATTGCCAAATACTCCAGATGATGAGATACGAAGCAATATCAGGGTAAACTCAGCCTTACCGCTTGAATGGTTAAACACAGTTGATCCCCATGATGGGGTTGCTGTATTGATAGGTGGAGGCGCTTCTATTGAGGATGAGGTTGAAGCAATCCGATCTATCAATGGAACTGTATTCGCCATGAATGGAGCAAGTGCATGGTGTCAAAGACATGGTATAGAGGTTGATTATCAGTGTATTTTGGACGCTAAAGAGGAAACGATTGAATTGATCGACTATGATGCAAAAGCCCATTTATTCGCATCACAGGTCAATCCTAAGTTAATGAAGTCAGTTGAAAATCCTATTGTGTGGCAATGCAATACTGGGGATATAGAAAAAGACTTTCCTCAAGAAAGGATTGATCGTGGAGGTTATGCGCTAGTCAGTGGCGGTTCTGCTGTGGGCAATAGTGCTACAACTGCGGTTTTTGCACTTGGATTTAGAGATTTCCATATATTCGGGTTTGATAGTTGCCATAAAGACGGTAGGTCTCATGCCTATGACCAACCAATGAACAAGCACATCCCTAACGTAAAAGTTAATTGGGGCGGTAAGATGTATACGTCAAGCGTGGCAATGAAACGTCACGCCGAAGATTTCCAAATAACCAGTCAGGCGCTTAAGCAACTTGGTTGCAAGTTCACCGTTTATGGGGAAGGACTTTTGCAGTCAATGTATTACACGACAGCGAAGAATATGTCTGAACAGGAAAAGTATCAGACGGTGTGGCAATACGATCTCTATCGACGGACTTGTCCTGGCGAGTTTATCGTAGATATCTTTTTGGATAAGGTTAAACCTATCCGGCAGAAAAACACACAAAATGGCATAATCATAGATTATGGTTGTGGCACAGGACGCACTTCACTCGCACTGTTTAAACGTGGTTTTGATGTGATGTTGCTGGATTTCACTGATAACTCCAGAGATGCGGAGGTCTGTACTCTGCCTTTCATCCAGTGGGATTTAACGATTCCTATACCAGCGCAGGCAGACTATGGAATTTGCACTGATGTTATGGAGCACATCCCCACAGAAGACGTGGAGACAGTTATCAATAATATCATGGAGTCGTCTGGGGATGTATTTTTCCAGATAAGCACTGTAGATGATATTGGGGGGCATCTTATTGACGCGCAGTTACATCTAACGGTGAAGCCGCATGTGTGGTGGAAGAGCGTATTTATTGATCTTGGCTATGAAATTAAGTTCGATGCAGATCAGGGAATTGACTCATTATTTTATATTACTAATCCAGACAGGAGAGAGTTATGTCAGTAGGTGAGATTTTAGAGCGTGATGAAGACCGAGCAGCATATGTACGGTTTGAGCGGATAGCGGTAAAGGATAATGAGGCGTCCTTGAAAGACGGGTTCTACAAATCTAAAGACCAAGATATGATTTATGTTACGCCCCCTTACTCAAAAGACGAGTATCCAAGTAAGGTTGACGTATTCTTTCAGAAGAAAGAGGGAGATGTCCGTAGTGGAAGAATCCCACAAAAGCACCTTGAGTTATGGAAAGAGGCTTATGCCCATTGGCGAAAAGGGCAGGAGCCACCACTAGACGGGGCTGATGTCAGGAATTGGGCTGTTATTTCCCCGGCTCAGGCCAAGAATATGATATCCGCAGGGTGCCGCACGATTGAGGATTTAGCACAGGCCAATGATGAAGCACTGCGTCGCATTGGCATGGGCGGAAACGATCTCAAGAACAAGGCCAAAGCATGGCTACAGGCGGCTAAAGATCACGGTCCTTTGACTGAAGAAATCTCTCAACTGAAGAACCAGAACAAGCAGTTACAAGGGACGATAGATTCCCTGCAAGAACAGATCAAGCGGTTTGAAATCAGGATGGATGCGCAGGATGGTGAATATAAGCCGATGGAACATAGTGCACAATCTCTCTCTTGGGAGAAAACAGAGATTCCTGCGCCTGAAGCTGGAGTAATCCGGGAGACAGTTCATACGAACCCGGAAATTACCGCCTCCCAGTATAAAGATATGTCCGCTGAAACCATTCTCAAATCAGAAGCAGTAGCCAAAAAGCACGTATCAAGGATGCTTCGCGATGAATACGAAAAGAAGTTTGGTAGAAAGCCCGCTGGTCGGATGAAAGACGAAACAATGCGTCAAAAACTGAACGAAGGATAAAATATGAGTTTGCTCACGACCGTCCAACGATTCTGCCGAAGGACTAACATAACAGTCCCCACTACTGTTATTAATACTACAGACGCGCAGATCGCACAGATTTACTCTCTCCTTGAAGAAGAGGGGATAGATTTGTCAGGTCGTGGTAGTTGGCAGGTTTTAACACTTGAAGCCCTTCATACAACAGTGGCTACTGAATCACAGGGCTTTATTCAGGATATCGCCGATATCGGGTTTAGATATATCAAACAAGACACTCTATGGGACAGGACTGAAAATCTACCAGTATTGGTAATTGACGGTCCTGATTGGGCAGCGGAGAAGGGATTTGCATCCACTGCCCCGAGGTATATGGCCCGTATCCGTTCTGGTGAGATGATCGTTACTCCAACTCCGGTAGCTGGGAATGCGTGGGCGTTTGAATACGTCACATGGAACTGGATAAACAACAACCAGAAGCAATACTTTACCAGTGATTCTGACACTATCGACTTACCTGAACCTATCGTTAATGCAGGCTTAAGGTGGCGATGGAAGAAGGAAAAGGGGTTCGAGTATGCGGAAGATTTCAGGACGTATGAGAAATTAGTGGAAGACGCCCTTTCAAGGGAAGGGCTGAAAAGAGTCCTTCATCAGGATAGGTCAGAACGCCAGAAGTACCCCAGAATCGTGGTTAATCAAGGGAATTGGGATCTGTGAGACAAGCCATACGTACCAAGGCACCCAGAGCGCAGGTTGTTGAAGTCTACAGCGAGTCTGCCCCTGTCGGTGGCTGGAATGCCCGTGATGCACTGGCTAACATGCCCCCCACAGACGCTGTGAAGCTGGTTAACTGGTTTCCGACAACATCTGATGTCAGGCTAAGGGGTGGGCGAGAAGACTACGCTACGGGCGTCACAGGGGTCACAGAGACCCTTGCTGTCTATAACAAGATGGATGGCACTAGTGAGATGTTCGCCATCTCTGATACTGATGTCTATGATGTATCCGTAGCGGGGACGGGAGCAGCTAAATCGGCTACGGTAACTGATGGCAGATTCCAGCAGATAAACTTCAGTGATGGAACCAATAATTGGCTTATATTAGTCAACGGTGTTGATAAGCCTTTGTACTATGAGGGGACCACTTGGTTATCGGTTGACTCTATTACTTCCCCGGCATTAACAGGGTTAACCTCAACCTCTATCGTCAATGTCAATGAATATAAGGGCAGGTTAATATTCCTTGAGAAAGACTCACTTTCATTCTGGTATCTGTCAGCAGGGGCTGCGGGTGGGGCTCTTACAGAGTTCGATCTAGGCTCCCTATGTCATCATGGCGGATACTTGATGTGGTGTGCCACATGGTCGTTCGATGCAGGCGACGGTCCTGACGATGCTTGTGTGTTCATGACCTCTGAAGGTGAAGTAATAGTCTATAGAGGGACAGATCCCTCAACGGCTTCTGACTGGGTGCTGATGGGGGTTTACTTCGTTGGTAAACCTCTAGGGCGTAGGAGTTATACGAAGTACGGTGGTGATCTTCTTGCAATCATCCAGAATGGAGTCTTTCCATTATCCAGTGCGTTGCAATCGTCTCAAGTCGATCCGACATTTGCTTTAACCAATAAGATAGAGAATGCCTTTAACGAAGCATCAGCGGTTTATGGTGATAACTTCGGGTGGGAGGCAACGCTTTATCCTGCTGAAGAAGCGATATTATTCAATATCCCTGTGGTAGAAGGTGGCGAACATAAACAATACGTCATGAACACCATTACCAAGGCTTGGTGTGAGTTCACTTCATGGAATGGTGACTGTTTCGTAGAATACAACAAGGCCCTTTATTACGGCTATTCGGGTGGAGTGAGAAAAGCCTGGGCGAATGTCAGTGATAGTGGATCAGCGATTAGTGCTATAGGAAAGACAGCTTTCAGTTATTTCGGTAACACCTCTCAGCAGAAGCGATTTACCTTCTTCCGGCCCCTATTAAGGGTGAATGGAAGTATTACTTATTATTCCGATCTTGATATAGATTTCAGTGATCGTGCGATTACGGGTACTTCTACATTCGCCGCAGCAGAAGCGGCCCTATGGGGTACGGCTATTTGGGGGACTTCTGTATGGACAAACGCTTTAGAGGTTGTCAGGCAGTGGAGTTCACCGTCTAACAATGTTGGCTACAGTGCTTCCGGTGCGGTCAGGATCGAATCAGACAGTTATACGGTCAGATGGATATCCAATGATTATGTCTATGAGCGTGGCGGGGTGTTGTGAGAATAGAATCGTCTACTTTAGATGATATTGAGTGGATACTAAAACGAATAAATAGAATAAAACTCCCAGATACAAAGGGGATAACAGCGATATCCGATACCGGCAAAGTATTGGCGGTTTGCATGATGGATTCATGGACTGAGGGCAGTGTTCAACTCCACATCGCAATAGATAATCCAATAGCTTTGAAGAATTACACCTTCATTTCAGAAGTATTCAATTACATTTTCAACACTGGTGACAGATTGACCGCTTTAGGCTTTGTCAGCAGTGAGAACGAGAAAGCCCTTAGATTCGATAAAAGATTAGGATTTAAGGAAATCGCCCGGATTAAAGACGGGAACAAGAAAGGCATAGATACGGTCATTCTCGAATTAAGGCGAGAAGACTGTCGATGGATCAACCGGAAAGTAGAGGCCGCATAAATGAGCAAGAACAGTTCTCCCCCACCACCTGATTATGCAGGCGCAGCAGAGGCTACAGCCGCTGGAGACCTGGCTAATGCCCGTTATCAAACTCTGGCTAACAGACCTGACAGCTACTACCCAGGCGGGTCCAGGACTTGGGAGCAAGGTTATAGTGATCCGGTCATAGACCAGGCCGGTTACGACCAAGCTCTAGCCGCTTATAATCAGGCTAATCCAAGTGCGTCAACGCAGGTGAATCCAGCCGCGAGCGGATATACCCCAGGCGCATGGCCTGGTATGGAATCACCGCAGGCGCAGGTAAATCCAGCCGCAAGCGCTTATACGGGCGATTCAAGTTTATATGGCCCAAACAACGGACCAATGGATAGTGGTGCTTTAATAAACAACCAATATCTTCCTCGCCCAACCGAAGGAGCTTCTACCGGTGGTCAGCAGGCAGCTCCAGGTGGAGCGCCGAATATCGACGACTATACAACACCTGGAAGCCCTGACAAGTGGACAGAAAGGGTAGAACTTAGTCCTGAAGGCCAGAAAGCTTTTGATATTAATGAAAGAAACACAACGCAAATGGCTGGTCTTGGAACCAGGGCACTCGATCAGGCAGGAAACATACTAGACACACCTTTCTCTATTGAAGGCCAGACCCCTCAGTATCAAGGGGCAACCGGCAACATGCCCCAATTCCAAGGCCCTGAAGGCCAATTAGGCCAATATGGGCAGCATCGTCAAGGTGTCGTCGATGCCATGATGAGTCGGGTAAATACCGATACCGAGAGGCAGAAAGAGCAGCAACGGTCCAGACTGGTAGCGCAGGGTATCCCTGTGGGCAGTGAAGCCTTTAACCGGGAGATGGAACAATCCGACCGTAAGCAGACCGATGCAAGGCAACAAGCTGAAATTGCCGCTGAACAGATGGCAGGGATGGGTTATGCCTCAGATATTGCTGGACGCCAGCAGATGGGCAAAGAGGGCATGGACAGGTTCGGTACGGGGATGGATACACGCAACCAATATAACCAGGAAGGAATGACCGACTTCACAACCGGAATGGATACCCGTAGGCAAGGTATTCAAGAGGCCCTGTTACAGCGTCAAACTCCCTTGAATGAGATTTCAGCCTTGAGGTCTGGCTCTCAGGTAGGAATGCCGCAATTCCAGCCCTTCGGCCAGCAGTCGTTTACTGGGGGGCCTGATTATGCCGGTGCTGCCAGTCAGACCGGGCAATATAACTTAGGCCAGAGTAATCAGGGTATAGCTCAAGGCAATGCTTTAGCCGGTGGGTTATTCGGGCTAGGGGCTGCTGGTATCGGGGCCTATCCGTGGTCTGACCGTCGCCTTAAAACGAATATCAAACGACATGGAACAAGCTTGATGGGCTTCCCTGTATACGCCTTTGATTACATCTGGGGTGGTGGAAGACAGGTTGGTGTCATGGCTCAAGACGTTATCAAGGTTATGCCTGAAGCGGTCAAGACAGTGGACGGCTACATGCAAGTTGACTATGGGATGATAAGGTAATGCCGCGTCGTTATTCAGGAACACCATTAGATTCTGAGTGGGGTAAGCTCAAGCGCAGGCGCGAACTCGCCCAAGCCATCACAGCCCAATCCCTGGAACCTTATTCCGGCACACAGACAGTCACAGGTCACGCAGTTGATGACCGATGGGGCCAGGGACTGGGAAAGATAGGCACAGCCATTATCGGAGCAATGGCTAATAAGCGGGTTGATGATGAGTCGAAGGAGCTTAACAAGGAATTCGACACAGGCCGTAAAAGGGCACTGGATAAGGTCATAGGTGCTCTCCAAGGAACCCCAACGCCTTATGATCTATCTCCTGACGAACAGTTTGATAATGAGCAGATCCCAGGGCTTAAGAATGCAGCGCAAAAGCCAGATATGATGAAAGCGGCTATTGGTATGACAGACCCTTATTTGCAAGGTGATGATGTAGCCAGGGCAATGATTAATTC